GCAACAGTCGCAGGTGTAAGTGTAGGCTTTCCATTAAAATGAATCTCAAAGCTAAACGCCGAGATATCATTCGCATTTCCACCAGGCGGTGTTATATTCGCGATAGAGCATGGCCCCGTAATCACTGCTCCGCCCGCATCAGTAGCCCTAAACTGAGTCATTCTATTATCGCCAAGCTCAAGCATTTTATTGTAAATATAGTCCTGAGCAGTATCTCCAGGCCTGCGTTCACCGCTAAATGTATAAACTAACTGAAATCCAGTTGTCCTTGTGCTCTGGCCGCCATTCCCGTCGAGATAGCCTCTCTGCACTAGCGTTTCATTCAGTGCAGGCGTAGCTGACTCAATGCCAGCTCCGAGCCTCACCCAGTTAGCAGTACCTCCAGGGTTGGTGTCAATCTCGAATAATGTTTGAAATCCCATCGTAACCATTTCAATCTCCCGCTAGATAGTCTAGCTTAAACGAACATGTATATATTTTCGTGCCGCCCTCTTCCTCACTGATTGGAGTAGGACGTGCAGTAACTTCCAGTGTTCCCTCGGCAACGCCGAAAAGATGCTGAAAGGCCTTGACTTCATTCAGGCACTCCATTATCGCCTCAAGATTTTGCCTCGCCGTGATAACGTCGCCCGATCGACAATAAAAACTAAATGCAAATGTCGCCCGATAGCTTCCGTCCATAAATGCCTTATAGATCAATGGACTCACATCGTGCCTGCACATCAATTCCTCATCGCTGTCGCCGATGAAAAAATCCTCAGCGATATCGCTCTCAACAATGCTAGGCAACTTGCTATTCAGATAGGCCACGATATTATCCATGATCTCGATCATTCTTTACCTTCCGCTATCTTGCGCCATTTTTCTAAGTTCACTGACTTTGCCCACTCAAACCATTTGCCACGCGCGTTAGGATTCTTATCTTTCGAGAAATGATATTCAGGATGGTAGTACAGTCTCGACGCATATGGCGTTGCCCATACTACCAGCCCAGTACCAGGCCGCGAATTTATCACTGCCGATTTCTGCAGATAACCCTCACGATACGGACAATAATAGTTTGAGTCGGCAATCACCTGCTGGTCTAGCGCAAACTGTGCCAATTTAAGCATATCAAGCCGTTTCCCTACGGCCGCTTTTGTATCAAATTCGACCTTAGACACAATTCACCTCCCAGTGGTGTAGTCTCTTAGAATCGTAAAACGGCGTTGCATTTCTCACCGTTAAAACGATATCCCCAAACGTGATCCTGCTTTTCGCTACAAACGTTTTACCTTTTGGACTGGAATTTCTTGAATCATAAATGATAGTAAACCTATCGTTTTTTGCATCACCGAGCGATGACAGCGCATACTGATAGACTGGTTCTACACGCACATTGTAGATAGTTTCAGCCTTCGCGTACGTAGGTTTCGAGTTTACAGTCCCAGTATACTCTTCATAGCTAATTGTGTGAGGCAATAATCGTTTAGGTATAGCTACCATCTAATCCTCGCAACTCTCGTCAATAGACCAGCCGCATATAGATACTCAGTCGCACGCGGCGCAAGCGTTCTGTGTTTATTCTGCGGCGCCGAGAAGCTCCCTAGACTGCCACCGCTTTCGACATTGTTGTATGTCTCTCCATTGACAACATAGTATTCAATCTGAGCAGCGACAGCCCTTTTCACCAACTCTTTGCGCCAGTCCTCTAGCTCATCAAACACAAATCCGTCGCAGGCATTATCGATGTCATCACTCGCACGCATCTCAAGCCTCGCGAAGTCTGTGCCAGCGTCTTGCCCCATATAAACGTTCTTATAAAAAGCAGAATCAATATAGCTCATTTATCTGCCTTCTTTTCTGTTTTCGACTTCTCCTTCTCCTCTTGAGGAAGCAGGTTCCCGTCTTTATCGCATCGGCCGAGAAGTTCATACCCCTCAGCCTCAGCCTCTTTCACCCATTTGCCAGCCCTTATCAAGCTAATGTTCCTTTTACGCAATAGGTATAGTTCCATCTTTAGCCTCACTGGATATCACCAGCAGCAAGCGTATGGTCATTAAACTTGACTACGTGATTCACAGCATCAAGTTCAAAACTCAATACATGCTGGTTAGCAGTACAACTGGCAATATCTGCACCAGCAGTATATGTAGTAGCGCCAGTTACCACATCGTTAAACTTATAGCTTCCAGCACCTGTTTGTTTGATATATGCAAGATGATTCCCTTTAGCAGGAATACCAGAGCCAACAGTGAATTTCGTGGTACCACTAGCAGTTCCTTTTGCAAACGTAGGCGCAAGATCAGGCGCATCAATCGCGGTATAGTTCGCCAAAATACCATCAAATGAGTTATCGAGGATCCATAGGTCGTGGAATCTACGATAGAATAGCGTCCATCCACTGTAACTTTGGTTGGCCTCAGGGTTGATAATCTTCATCTCATCTAGTTTTGTAATTGCAAGCGGCGCAGATTTTACTAGGATTATCCAGTTCAACTGCATCGCTAATACATTTTTGCTATACCCAGCAGTAGCATCAAAGTCAAACAATGACTGCATTCTCGCGCTCGGTACTTCAATGAGTGGAATTGTACCATCAAGCATTTTGACTTTAGTATTGATATTCCCACTTGAGAAATTCTGATCACCAATAATAGTGTATTTTGTGATTTCTGTACTCTTTGCTAGCTCTTTTGCTGCCTTACCAGAAATGCAAACTACCAGAGGAACGCCACTGCCAATCACGTCCTGGATATCAGCGATTTCGTCCATCAATGTCGAATATATATTAGCATACCCTGGTGTATATGCCTTTGTTTTGAGTTTCTGATTCGCTAACTGGAAAATTTTCGAGTATCGATACGAATCAACCTCTGGAATGACCCATTCTTTTTGGAACTGTTGCATAGCTGCCGCAGCATTCACTACAAATGCAGTTTCATCCATATCCATGCGATCGATATTGAATTTCTTCGCGCGATCCTGTGTAAGCTCGAAGGTTTCGTATGCAACATCAATCGCACCTGCAGCTGGATATCCACCAGACCTGCTATAATTACCAAGACCAACAAGAGTTCTCTTTGGCACTTTTACATATTTACCACCAGAATAGACAATGCCAACAGCATTGCCTTCCATCCATGCAGTAGTAGACTCTCGAATAAATTGCTCGTCGAGTCGAGTTTGAAACAATGAAGCGTATTCCATATCAGTTTACCTCGGGCGTATTCTCGCCCAACAAAAAAATGTTCTCAGCATACGCCAAGAATTTTTTTCGTGAACGGGCGACCCCGACCCTGGCTTAAACAGTCCCAGTCCGACTGACCCCTGTTTTGCAGGCAGGTAAACTGACCGCAGTTTTTACGGCGCTGCTATTCCGACCGCAACCTTTACGGCGCTGCTATTCCGTTTGCTGTCAAAAGCAAAATACTTTTTTCTATTATTTGTATAATAGCATAATCTTACACATTGTCAAGTGCCAATTCTCTTGCCGAATACCTTATCAAGCTCAGCATCAAGCCTTTGTTGCTCCGTTGTCATATTAGGCGTCTGATTTTTAATTTTTCCGCTAATGCTAGGACTTACAATATCCTTAAACCATGGCCTTTTTTCTAACGCTGCCTCAACCTTAGCCTTTATCGTATCTCCCTGCTCAAGCATCGCAAGTGTTACTAGGTCATCGACTTTATCACTTCCAACGCCAAGCGCCAGCGCCTCAGCTTTAGCTTCTGCTCGCTCAGCCCTTGCTGCCAGCTCAGCCCTAGCCTTTTCTGCTGCATCAGCGCGTTCCTTCTCCCTCTGCAATTCAGTTTTCTTCGCCTCCGCCTCCTGCCTCGCAGCATTTATGAATGACTCGAACGCTTCCTCGCTCTCGTAGCCTGCCTTTTTCCATAGTTTCTCAGCGCCATCCTTTTTTGCCGCAGCGATCAAAGCATTAAGCTCTTTCTGAGTTAGAGTCTTTACTTCTTCTGCAGGCTCCTGCTTGACCTGCTCTACTGTCTGTTCTGTAACCGTCTGTTTTACGTCTTCCATTTCACTTCACCTTTTTTGGTTTTTATTTTGCCATTATTTCAGTGGCATAAAATACAACAACTAATAAATACCATTGTTAATTATATGCTACCCTCAAAATACCCTCTCCCTGCTATAGTTCCTTGTTCGGCCTGTCTCTTTGACAAACTCCCTTACTGCAGCTTGCCTTTCTCTTAGTTTCGATGATGCTCTAGCTATAAGCTTTTCGTCGCCTAATTCTTTCGAAAGCTCAAGCTCTCTTTTCGCTTTTCTAATCTGTCTTTCATAATATCTTTGTTTTTGTGATTCCTCATACATCCGCTCATTTTCTTTTTTGCTTCCAGTCGGTTCGAACACTTTCTCAGATACACCCTCAACGAATGGGCGCATCCAATGGCCGCAGTTTATCCCGAACAGCCCTGCAGGCTCGCCGTAACTTGTCGTTGAAAACGCAGGATATTTTTTGCTTTTCCCTGACATCGAATATATTTTACCCTGGTATGGCGCACACAATGGCCTAGCCCCTGCATGGCTCGATACCTCTATCAGATCAAGCCCGTACTCCTCTGTGCGCTGGAATTGCACATCAGTCGCAACCCGAGTAGTATTCGACCTGATCACCATATCAGCATAACTCTCAACCGTCCATTCACGACCCTTTCTGTCTGTTATTGCAGGAATCCCATTCTCTATCCACTCGCCACACGCCCGCGCCATTGCCTCATCTTTAGACATCGCTCCAGTAACTACCTGTAAAGTAACACGATTGATTGTATCAATATATACACGCGGCGCATTTTCTAACAGTCCAGCCATCACAAGATTGATCTGATCACTCGCCTTGCTTGCCCATGTCTCGATAATCATTTTCAGCCCAGGATCCATATCCTCAGGCAGCACATCAGCAAGCTCAACTCCTGCCGACTTAAGTTTCTTAACTGTCCCCTCAATTTTCTTTATTGCATCGATCGCCGCCTGCTGAATCTCCTCGCTAGCTCCTGAACGTATAGCCTCAGTATATCTTCTAACTAATTCTTCAACTTGTCGCGTCAGCTTACCATACTGCGCAAGCCTGTCTGCTTTCCATTCCGCAGAAGACAGTCCACCGCCTCCTTTAAGCAAAGCAATAATATCCTGCATGATTTCAGTTTCAACATCGTATATCAGTTCTGTTATCATACACCTGCACCGAATAATTTCTCAGTGTCTATCGTCGGCTTATCAGCCTTTATCCTCGCAGCCATCTCCTGCGCAGTTTTCTCATCATAGCCATGTATTTTCTCTAACGCAGTAATAAGATCGATCAATTGATTCTGGTAAAGATTCACATAGTAATTCGTTCTTGTGTTCCGGTCCTCGATAACAGAATCATCCCACGCAAGCGAAGCATTGCCATCACCA